GCTAATCAACAAGCTGATTTGTCAGGTCAAGGTCAAAGATTAGGAGCAGCCAATCAATTAGCAAACATAGCTAACTTAGGTTTCGGTATGGGTCAACAAGTTAATAACAACCTAATGCAACAAGGAATGCAACAACAAGCTATGCAACAAGCACTATTTGATGCAGCACAAAAACAATTTCAAGGATTTAAAAATCATCCTGTAGCTGGTCTAGGTTATGTGACAGCCGCTCTTGGTAATACACCTGTACCTGAAACGCAAGTAACATCTAAACAAAATGGTCTGTTTGATTACCTAACAGCCGCAACGCAAATGTACGGAGGATAAAATGTCATTAGGACTTGGACAATTATTTGGTGGACTTTTGTTAGGTCAAATGGCAGGAGGAGGACTGTTAGGAGGTAAACAAGAAGAAGAACAGCCAACACAAGTAGCAAGTAATAATCAAAGCATAATGGGTGGATTACAAGGTGTAAGTAATTCTCTGTTTAAAGGTATGAGCGAAGAAGATGTTTATCGTATGGGTCTTGGTTTTAATACATTACGTTTAGAGCCTGATGCCAATCTAGCAACACAGTTTGAATCTAGAGTTAAAAGAATAAATGATGAAAAAGTAAAAGTAGCCGCCGCAGAAAAACTAGCAAGTCAAAAAAACCAAACTGCTACATGGCTTGAAAGCATAGGACGAACTGATTTAGTTGCAATGCTAGAGTCAGATATATTGTCACCACTTAAAGCATACGAATTAGGTTCTAAAAAAGAAGAAATACCTGAGTGGCAACAAAAAATAAACTACGCAGAAAAAATTATGGCTGGAGGCAAAACAGGCACAATAGCTGACATTCCTACTTACATGCATGGTATTTTAAACATAGATGCACCTAAAGAACCTGAATGGATGCAAAAAATGAATGCTTTAGCTAATCCTCCTGATAATGGAAAAGGTGTTCCTATACCTTGGACAGCACAACAATTAGAAGTTGGATTTGGTATAGAACCTGATGATGTACCTGTGTTTCAAGCGGCATTTGATGAAATTGAAGGATTAGCAAAACTAGACCCTGAAACTTATACTCCTGAAGTTGTCAGAAAAATGAAACTTAAAAAATTAGGTGTGTTGCTTGATGAGCCATCTTCACCTAATGCTGTACAAGAATACGAATACTACAAGCTTAACACTACTGACGAGCCACCATTGTCGTTTAAAGATTACAAATTGTTAATGCAAGGTGGAGGTGTAGATGTAGATGTTAATATGCCGGGTCTTAATGAAAACGCTTACGGAACTGCCGCAACAACAGACCTTGTTAATGACCACAAAACATTAGTTGATGGAGCTGATGGACTTATGTCAGACATTAAAGAATTGTATCGATTACAAGATATATTAGCTGAAGCAGAAGATGGTGATATTACATTTGGTATGTTAGAACCTTTCTATACAAAAGCATCACAATTTGCAGAAGCTATAGGTTTGTCAGATGGTAATCAAGCAACCAAAGTAGGATTAATGCAGTCTGCGTTTGGTGCTGAAACATTTAAAATGTTAAAAGTTCTAGGATTAGGTACAAAAGGTATTGATACTGTACCTGAAAGAATTTTCTTGCAAGAGTCTTTTGTTGGTACACCAACTATGACAGTTGCACAATTACAAGCAATGACACAAGCTCGATTGAATGTTTTATTTGAAGCAGTTGACTCATTTAACAAAAAAGTAAATAACAAAACAGAAGATGGTAAAAACTCTGCTTATTTTAAACTTTACGAACAAACGTTTAGTAGAAATATAGAGCCTTTAACAATACCTAAAAGAGACAAAGAACTTAACAATCAAATGAATGCAACTGTAGGTAAATATTTCTAATGGCAACTTCACTAGACCAATATCAACAAGCAATAGTTAACGCTGATGCACAATTAATGGCGGCACAAGAAGCAGGTAATACAGCATTAGCTGATGAAATATTAACAGATATAAATTCTATGGTTTCTGATATGAAGCTTGAACATCCTGACTACAGACCGGAAGCTGTAGCTGATACATCAGGAACATCGGTAAATACACAATTAAATCAATTACAATCGGCTGTTGATGAGCAACCTGTAGTTACTGAGCAAGTAACACAAGATGACCAAATGTCATTGCTTAATTCAGTAACACAATTAAATGATGGCGCATCACCAGTTAACACAGAACAAGCTGTTGTGCCTGTTAATGACCAACCGGCAGTTGACCAGTTATTAGCAGTTGCTCAGAATGGTGTTGAAGTTTTAAATGCTAATCAAGAGACAGCAATAGATTCAAATGTGCCTGTGACTGCTACAACAGAGACACAAGCACAAACAGAAACAGAATGGAATCAAGAAGATGCAATTATTGCACAATGGGGTCAAACAGAAACTACAGCCGGTAAATATATTATTGAATTACCTAATGGCAAATATAATTTTTTAGATGAAGATGCAGGGTTAAGTACAACAGACCCTGAAATGATTAAACTAGCTATGGATGAATTTGCCGCAGTTAGTCAAGGTCAACAGTATAATGGTATGACTACTGGTGACAGGTCAAAATTAAATTACTACGAAGACATTGTAAATCAAGACACATTTTTAGCTAGAGGTGGTGTTTTTCAATCCGGCTATTTGTTTGTTGGCGAAGGCATTGACGAAGCTTATGAAATTGCAGGTAATTCGTTAGGTAAAGATGGTGCAAAATTACGTGAAGAATACAATTTAAGACTTAAAGCATTTAAAGAAACAAGACCAAAAGAATACATGGCATGGAAAGCCGCAGGTGCAATTTATAGTACATTACCTGCAATGATAGCATTGCCATCTACAATGTACACTTACTTAGCACAATTACCTGTCGTTCCCGGTGTAATCTTAGGTTCAGCTACAAGTGGTTCATTCCAAGCAGTTGAAGGTGCTGTAAGTGGTTGGTTAGCAAGTGATGATGGTCGTAGAGGTGAAGATGCCATGCAAAGAGGTGTACAACAAGGCATGTTTGGGTTAATGTTAGGTGGACTTATTCCAGTAGCACCAAAATTTCTAGCTTGGGGTTGGCATACAACAAGAAATGGTATTTTAAGAGACCCTGTAAATAAAATAGCAAAAGCCTTTGACATATCGAAAGGTGCGGCAAGAATGCTTAAAAAAACTATCTTAGAAAGTGGTGAAGATTTACAAGAAGTATTAAAACGTATGAGATTGGGTGGCACACAAGCTATGGTAGGCGATGCTACTGAGGCAACTAAAACTTTGTTAGATATGATAGCCGCTTCAGGAAATGAAGCCGCAGAAATTGTTAGCAAAAATATATTAAATCGGTCACAAACTAGTGCTAGTTCATTAGAAAGAAGTCTTGACAAAAATGTAGCTAATTTGCCATTAATGCCTAATTCGCCACGAGGTACTCCAATAAAACAGGATGCAAAAATAGTTGCTGAAAATCTTGCTAAAAAATCTGCACCTGCTAGAGAAAAAGCATACACAAAAGCTTATAACACAAAACTTAATTACAATTCTGATGCCGGTGCAGAATTGTTAGATGTGTTAAAAAGAATACCTAATGATTTAAAAACTGCCGCTACTAAAGAAGCAAATGATATTTTGCAAATGGAAGGAAAAGAAATAGGACAAATGGTTTTAGAAGTTGGTCAAGATGGACTCTTAAAATTTAAAACACAGCCTAACATGATGCAATTAGATTACATAAAAAGAGCTTTAAGTGAGTTAGCATACGACCCTTTGAAAGTGACAGGATTGTCCAAATCAGCCGGAAACATGCGTTATCAATTAACAGAAGCATTAAAAAAATTAAACCCTAATTATGCAAAAGCATTAAAACTAGGTCAAGAAAAAATTACTCGTGAAAATGCTATAGAAATTGGTGAAGAAGCACTTAAAGGAACAACAAGCGTTGCACAATTGTCTAAACTTTTAAACGACAAAAACATAGGTAAGGAAGAAAGAGAAATGGTTGCTATGGGTTTACGTGCTAGTTTAGATAGAATTATGGGAAACGTTAGAGCAACAGCAAATCAAGGTGCTGATGTACAAGCTATGAAAAAGCTTTTATCTGATTTCTCTAGCAAAAACGCTATGAAAAAATTACGTTTGCTAATTCCTGATGATAAAGAATATAAAGCCATAGTCAGAGAACTAAACAAAAGTAATGCCGCTTTAAGTTTGCAAAATGCAGTAAACATAAACTCGAAAACTTACACAAGAACAGCATTAAATGAAGAAGTACAAGAAGTTGTAGAAGGTGGAGTAGTTAAAACGTTATCAAGAGGTGAAGCACCAAAAGCTTTAGCAAAATTTGTAGACAAATTATTAAGAGTGCAAGAAATAACTAGTAGAGATAGAGAAGTTATAATGAAAGAATTAGCACAAGTTTTGGTAGAAAAACGTGGTGGTGCGGCAGTTAAAGATTTTAAAGATTTGTATAATGCATTTAAAAACAACGCTATGAGCTTTCAACAATTACAAGATTTGACAGCGTTTATGGCAAGTAGATTAGGAATGAAACCGACAGTAGCAGTTTCTGCGGCGGCAGAGGCATTTCAAGAGGATAAATAATGGCAGAACTAAAAAAAATGGATAATGATGAAGTACAAAGCATAGTCAAAGATGCATTAGATTCTGCAATATCTTTCATTGAAAGTGAAATAGCTGAAGAAAGAATTAAATCACAACGTTATTTTGAAGGTGAAGTCGATATTGGTCAAGAAGATGGACGTTCTAAAATAGTAGCCACAAAAGTTAGAGATACAATACGTGCTATAAAACCAAGTCTAATGCGTGTCTTTTTATCTTCAGAAAACCCAGTAGAGTATGTACCACAAAGTCAAGACGATGTAGTCGGTGCTGAACAAGCAACTAAGTTTGCACATTGGAAATTTCAACAGTTAGATGGTTACAGGTTACTTAATGATGCTATTCATGATGCACTAGTCAAAAAAACAGGTGTTATTAAAATATGGTGGGAAGACAACACAGAAGCAGAAATCCATTCATATACAAACGTTACAGAAGAAGAAATGTATGCGATTGTAAATGACGAAAATGTAACAGTTCTAGAACATACAACTGAAATAGAAATGCAAATAGATGAGTTAGGTATAGAAACAGAAGTACCTATGCATTTATTAAAAGTTAGTCATGAAAAGAAAACAGGTAGTTTACAAATGGAATCTGTACCACCTGAAGAGTTTATTGTAGATAGAAACGCTAAAAACATAGCAGATGCACATATTGTAGCGCATCGTACAGAAATGCGAGTAAGTGATTTAGTGCAAATGGGATATGACTTTGAAGAAATATCTAATTTGTCAGGATTAAGCTCTGATGATACTTATACAGATTCTGAAGCATTTGAACGCAAGGGTTATGAGCAAGATGAAGAAGAGCATATGGCTGACCCATCAATGAAAAAAGTTTCTGTGACTGAAGCCTACATGAAGATTGATAAAGAAGGTACAGGTGTTGCAATAATGTACAAGCTTTTACTTGCAGGTGGCGATGACAAACTTTTAGAGTGTGAGCCATATGGAGAAGTGCCATTTGCAGTATTTGAAGTAGACCCTGAGCCACATACATTCTTTGGTCGTAGTGTTGCAGATTTGCTTATGAATGACCAAGACTCTTCTACAGCAATGCTGAGAGGAATGATGGATAACGTAGCATTAACAAACTCACCAAGACAAGGTTACGTACAAGGACAAGTTAATGTTGACGATTTAATGAACAATGAAATAGGTGGTCTTGTTAGAATGAAATCACCACAAGCGCTTGTAGATATTGCAACTCCTTTTGTCGCAGGTCAGGTATTAACTGCGATGCAATACATGGACGATGCTGTAGAAGCTAAATCAGGTGTAAGCAGAGCTTCTATG